AGCTCAAAATAGCCTGAATAGATCTCATCTTCCGCATCCAAGTCTGACAATAAAAATAGGGCCTCCGAAAGCAAAACGCACACATGCAATGCGTCAGCTCGCAAGGCCCACCAGAGATAAAAAAAAGGACCCCGAAGGGTCCCATAGTTTAAAGAGAATATATGTCAGCTTATTCAGGAGTAACATCATCGAACTCAACTTGACAATCCACATCAACAGTCATGTCACACTTAGGACTTTCAGTAGACCAAAGCTGCTCAACGATATTCTTAGCATCTTCAGCAGTATCAGCCTCGACCTCAACCAGCTTGGTAGTTGTCACAGTGATATTGACCAAACGTTTCATCAGTCAGTCACCTTCTTTCTATAGAAGTCAAGCGCCCAGTCTAGTGACTTAACCAGCCTGCTATCAGGTTCATCATAACCATATGCAGTCAGTACGCGCTTCGCATGCACAAGATGACAGTAGATAGTTAAGTACTGTTGTGCACGAAATCCCGGACTAACCATCGATGTATTCATACGGTCGTTATTGACAACCAGCATACGATGTGCATGTTTAGCACGATAGATAGTGTGCATAAGTTCAGGCATATCAGCAATGAAATTGGTTTCACCACTTGATACACTGTTGCCATCAATCATGGCATTATAGAATAGCTTACTCATCCTTCAGTCATCTCCTTTTTGAGTTCATACAGAAGTTCATCTATACAGTCATTAATCAGCTCGTAGCCCTGTCTTGCATACTCTTCATCCTTGTCGTCAAGAATTGCAACGTCAGTAAGATGACTCACGTCATCAGCACACTCAAGTGCAGCCACCAGTTCTCTGAGTGCATCATAGCCATTGCCAGTAGAAGCAGCAGGCATATCAACAACCACTCCTTGAATGTCAAAGCCGAACAGATTATCGATCGACTTTGCAATTGAAGCAGACTCAGAGGTCTCTCCAATGCAAGCGACATTGCCTTCTGCTGTAATCATGTAGAATAGTGTCTGTCCATCCATCAGTCAGTCACCTCCTTCCAGTAATGGCAAATAGTCTTCAGCAGTCTCCCAACCGCGGACTTGGTCGTCCAAATCATTGAGAAGACAGTTTGTATATTCCCAGTAGTTGGTCTTGCCATGTCTCTCGAATGCAGGCATACAGCATGCATCAAGAACAGTCATCAGAAATGCAATCTCAGTCCAGCAAGCATCACCAAGCGTGTGAACCTGCTCTATTGGGGTGGACTCATAAACAGGCACCAACGATGAATGCTTAATTGCACGGATTGCATAGTGAACAGGCATATCGTCTGACATACCCGGCAGTCTAGCAGCAGCAAGTAGTGCTGTCCATATCTGGCAAAGCCAGCCAGTTTTGTGATTATATTCCAGTCTGTCCATAACAGCCTCCCTTTGTTAAATCAGTTAATTTAAGTTACGAAAAAGCCAAAATTTTGTCAAACTCCGGAACGATCACCGGCTTAATTAATTGATTTGACTTGATAAAGCTAGTCCAGTCGCCCCGAGTGTTCCCGAGGCGAGGTTCCTAGCATCGTTCCGTTACTGAGCAGCCTTGGCGAGCATATCCTGAAGCTCTTCAGGACTGAGGCTCTTGAGGTATTCAGCGAGCTGGTCGTTAGTAGGTACTGTGTTGCTGGTCTTGACAGCCCTGGGCTGCACTCCTCTCATGTCGTTCAGCTTCTTGATGTCTGCGTCTATCTGGTCGAGCTGGTCCTTCAGCACTGTATCTGTCACCCCAGCAGCTACTATAGCTCTGTAGGCCTGACTGAGTCTGCAGCGCTTGGACTGTAAGCTCTTAATCTTCTTGGTGATGGCATCCCTGTCAGCACCGTCCATATCCTCTACTGAGAACCCGGTCGACGGTGCCTTGTATGCCTTGCCGGATGCAGCTCTGATGACCAGTTCTGCAATCCATGCTGAGATGTAGCGTCTGATGGTGTCGAGGGTGGTCAGTCCTGCCTTCTTGGCCTTTGAGCGGTCTGAACGTCTGGACTCCAGTAATCTACTGAGCTCATCCTCAGTAGCTCCGTCGAGCATGGACTTATCAGGCACTTCGACTGCCTTGTCTACGAAGGCTACCAGTGCCTCGTGGTCGCCGGACTGCACGGCCGCTGCCAATGCGCCTATCTCCGGGTCAGTAGATGCCTTCTTGATTGCGTCGAGTGCGAGGGTATTGCAGGTGCTGATGAGTTCCTGAGAACCCGGGATTGTTCTGCCTGTTACAGCCTGTACGGATGTGCCTGTGAATGTGAAGCCTGTAGCTTCCTTCTTGTTAGCCTTGTTAGCCATATGATACCTTTCCGCGCTACGTTGCCCAAGGTAGCACTTGGTCTGATAGACCCTGATTTGAAAATTTAGTGGGCATGTTAAAGTGGTTTGCTTGACAACTTTATTATACTACAAGTTGTCACTATGTTAAGTCTTAAATTTCTTCAAGACTTAGTGACTTACTTGAAGCACCTCAAGTGGTCAATCTTATTATACACTACTCTTGTACTTGATTAAGCCTTAAGTTTTTCAAGACTCTAAGTAATCAAGTCTTGCTTTGCTCTGTTGTCAAGCTTATTATACCACTAGATCTGTCTGTATAAAGCCATAAGTTCTTCTAGACCTACGGTGCTTTATTTATTTAAATAATGTCGCACGCACGTTTTATTCACGCGCGGTTAATTACGGGCGCGCGAGCATGCAGGCGCACGCGCATTATATATTATAATGCAACTTTGAGCTGTCAAAAACCTAGAGAGTTCACGGCTTGACAGTGCCGGGCCCGGACCGGTCCGTCCGCGCGCGCGAGCATGCAGGCGCACGCGCATTATATATTATAATGCAACTTTGAGCTGTCAAAAACCTAGAGAGTTCACGGCTTGACAGTGCCGGGCCCGGACCGGTCCGTCCTAGTAGATAGTAGCTCACTTTTGTATGGATCAAACGCCTAAGCATCGAGCGTCACCTCCTTTCCAAGCTTAGGCTGGAATTTAGGAAACGCACACATGGATCAAACGCCTAAGCATCGAGCGTCACCTCCTTTCCAAGCTTAGGCTGGAATTTAGGAAACGCACACATGGATCAAACGCCTAAGCATCGAGCGTCACCTCCTTTCCAAGCTTAGGCTGGAATTTAGGAAACGCACACATGCTCAATCCTCATCAGGGAAGAACCTGATTTCGCCAGACTCAATGTCATACTCAAAGTTGTCAGGATACTGCTTAACAATTTCATCAAGAGCTTCATCGATGTCAATACTGAATTCAACCTCAAGATCCCATACATAGATAGTGTCTGTCTGCTTTCTTGCAAACTCATCTCTGAGCTTGGAAGCACGCTCCCAGATTACCATTTCAGGACTTGCAGGAGGAACGATAATTTCAGGTCTGTTGTTTTCTTTGTCAACTTCCTCTGCCCACATGTCAGGGCTGATGTCATAGTTCTTGTCCTCAGGAGAGGGATCAGTAGATCCCTCATCCTCAGTTGTAGTTGTTGCAGTCTTAGCAGCTTTAGCTTCAGCCATCTTTGCACGAAGTGCATCTTCTATAGCCTTACGCTTAGCTGCCTTCTCTGCAGCAGCCTTTGCTTCTTCAGCACGCTTAGCCTCTGCTTCTGCACGCTTAGCACGTGCCTCAGCTGCGAGTCTTTCTCTCTCAGCCTTAGCTTCAGCTTTCTCCTTTGCCTCAGCTTCCTTGATAGCTGCAAGCTCAGCTGCCTTAGCAGCCTTGTCAGCTTCAATAGCCTCAGCATCAGACTTATTGAAGGATGTATCCTCTGCAGTAACATTTGGATAGAGCTTGATGAGCTCTCTCACAATCTCTGGGGTGATTACTACAGGAATGCCCTTAGCAATCTTCTCTTCCAGGGTCAGGTTAACAGGAACAGTAGGAACTACAGTCTTATTTTTGCACGCAGCTGCACGCTGTCTTGCATAGTCCTTCGCATCCATGGCTATCATATAGCCGTTAGCACCAAAGTACTGAGCGAATGCTTCAGGCTTCTTAGACTGAATAGAAGCGATGTTATTGTAGATTGAACGCCAGAAGTCTTCATCGCCATCGAGCTGCTTGAGCTCTTCAACTGTATACTGCCACTTAGACTTGCTAAGCTTAACAGTAGATGTTGTTGCGCGATACTGCTGACGTACATCAGCGTCGGTTGGCTTGGTATACTCATCAAAGAGTGATACCAGGTAGAGCTTATCCATCTGACCTCTGAACTTAACCTTCTTGTCAGCAACAAGATTTGTTCTAAGTCTCTTCTTAAGCTCTGCCTCAGTAGCGAAGCCAGACTCAACTGCCTTCTGAACCTCCTGGTCCAGGTAGCTGATGATCTTTTCATCAGCTGTTGTTGCATCAGTTCTCTTGAGGAACTGGTAGGTGTTGAAGAGATTGGGCCACTGCATCTCAGGAGTGGTGTAAGCGTTAGTATTGTTTAACATAATCTTTTCCTTTCTGCCTACTATTGTCAGTAGGACTTGTCTTAAGTTGTTTACTTTACGTGTTTGGTTACTCTCACTCACCAGAAGTCTCTGTCAATTATCTATTAGTCGCTCTGACCTAGCGATTAATCTTTCTTGTCACTATAGTGATAGCCGCGTGCGGCTGTGAATATTGCGATGTCAAACTCTTCGTTTGTAGCTTCGTCTATCGCAAACAGGCGTGCTGTTGCGATGAATTTGTGTATGCTCTTATTCATTTTGAGCTCGAGCTTCTTCTCGAGCCCATCGAATGCATCCATTATTGTTTTGTAGGGGATTGGGCTAATGCGTCTGTCAATGAGCTTAATGCCAATGATAGGCATGCCAGAAGGTGTAACCTTCATAACCTTTCCAGGTGCATTGAGCCACTGAACACTGGTTTCAAGTTTGTGCTTGATGAGGATAAGTGTCTTGCCAGTAGATGCCTCAAGGTGATCTACATAAGGTGCCTTTACTGTGCCTGCATAGTCTCTAGGGAGAACAGGCTTGTTGTCTGCCCAAAGGTCATACTTTGGCTCGCTGCCATATACTGGCTTGCATGCAAATTTGTTGTTGTGTTTCATAATCATTTTCCTTTCCGAGCATATAGCTCTCAAAAATTTGTTTGTGACGTCATCTCACAGTCACAGGATTGTCTCTGTAAAATTTTCAACAGGGCCGCCTAAACGCACACCTGCAGACTTTCACTTAAAAGGCTAAATCATCATCTTCGAACTCATCTTCATTTACGAAGCGTGGCTCAAAGTCAAACCCTTCACCATCAACTTCAAGATCTTCGTCATCAAATCTGTCGAGCCAAGCAGCTCTTGCTGCATTGTTGTATTCAGTGCATACTTCATCAAGTATTTTTTCAACCTCACCAGTGATGTCATTTACTTCATTGTTAGCAATAAATACCTGACTTGGTAACCACTTATCATACTCGGCCTGCCAGTCTTTGATGAGCTCTACATCCATGTGCTGTCCTTTGTAATCTACAGAGAAGAGACACGATGTAGCATCATGACTCCAGTAGGCAGCAATACAATTGCCCATGCGTATACCTTCTTCAGCAAGTTCATCTGCCTGCTTGAATACATGCATGCATGCGTTTACTTTGAATAATGCAGTTTTTATTGCATGCAGTATGTCACACTGCTGTGTTATTATATCATTATAGTCTCTAGGCTTTATCATTGCATAGCGATCAATGGCCTGTACGTTGCTAATGGCATCTTTGAGCTGTTTTGTAGAATATTTACCGTTTACAAGCTGAATGCATGGTTTGCAGTCAGTAAGTATGTACCATGCAGCCATGTATGCATTACGAATATCAAACTGTTCAGCCTGCATTATTGTATGCATTGCATATTCATATACTTCATTAGTACGTTTAAAATATGCCTTTTCAAGCTGATTAGCCCTTACAACGTATGCATCAAAGTTCTTAAGCACATTACGTGCAGCCTCTTCAGTGCATACCAGTAGATACCTAGATATAGGTATTATGCGAACGAGTTTGTCTACCTGTGCTGTGAGGAATGTCTTAAGGAAGCAAGGCTCCTTAAGCTTAAGTACTTCTACCAGTGCAGTACCGATTTCATAGTATCCATGGCACATATCCATACTCCATACAGTTAACTGTACGACTATACGCAGCATGTCCATATCACCAAGAATTATCTTTGCCTGTGCGGGTGTAGGTGGTGCACCTACGTTTGTGAATAAGCGTGTGAGTTTTGTTACTGTGCGCTTGTCAGCGCAGTTGTAGTCACTGCAGTACTTTTCTACAGCTTCTCTGATGTTTGTCTCCATGCTTGAGACCTCCTTTGAATTATTTGTGTACAGCATAAAGCGGCACTCCTTTCTGTGCTTAACGTTATTCGTCACCCAACAGTAGATTTGATTAATTAGAACTTAAGAGGTGCAATAGCACGACCATAGCAAGTGAATACAGTGTGAACAGTCTCACCAAACTCACCACAGGTGAAGATGCCGTCTGCCTTAGCAGCATCAAAAGCCTCCTTTCTTGTATTATAAAGACCATAGTAGTAAGCTACGATTGTCTTTGCCTGCTCGAGGATCTTCCTCTCGTATGTGTAGTATGAAGTCATAATGACCACCTTTCTCCAACAACTAATGTTGGCTGATCAATTGCGACCTGCAGAGGCTTAGGCCGCCTTAGCTCATTTTTTGTAGAAGACTGAGTCTTCGATTGCCTCTACCTAGGTCCTGCGACTCTCGCCGCACTACACTCTAGCGACTCTCGCCACACTACACTCTAGCGACTCTCGCCGCTCTGCCTCACAGCAATCCTGCTCCTCTACGTCACAAGATTAGCGCTACTCTACGTCACAAGATAATTAGCTCAAAAATTGCTGGGCCATAAGTCTACGACAATTCGTATTATAAAATATAAAAATATGGGAAGGAGGGACCATATGTCAAAAGAAGGCTTGATAGTAGATCCCATGTGGCCAGAAGGCGTAAAAGTAGTTGGTGAGGCAGAGGAACTAACGCCAGCTGAAAAATTTATGCTAGAAACGAAGGAACGTGCTGAAGCTGAGGTCGAGGTTCCAGGAGACTGGCAGGGGCTTAGTAGATCATTAGGCCTCGAATTATATGAGCGTCAACCAGAAGAGTCTGACGAAGAATGGCGTGCATGGAAGACCTATAGAGACATATACCCAGGAAAACTACCCACTATGAGTCAGTTAAGTAAGATGACTGGCATAGGTGTTAGTAGATTAGTTAGAATGTCGGATAAGTGGTCATGGAAAGTACGAATGCTTCATTGGGCGCGTAGTACTGATGCAGAAGGGGCTGATGAGCGCCGGAAGGCAATCAAGGCAATGCAGGACAAACAGCTGGCACTAACTGACGCAATGTTTGATAAACTAAGAGAAGCAGTAGATTATATAGACCCAACCGTAATGAGACCAAATGAGATTACGGGTATGCTCAAGACAGTAGCTCAGCTGCAAAAAGACATTACAGAGTACGTACCTGATGAAGTGGTACAACCGGCACTGGATGGTCATGCAGTAAAGCAAAGTCAGGTAACAAAGAAGGAAGACATCGGAAGCATTGCAGAAATACTCTCATCAGTAGGTCTTTTAGATGGCGCTACACTGGGAGTACGTACAACTGAGTTAGTAGTAAAACCAAAGGAGGATGATTAATATGGGAGATGTAAAGTTGCATTATGAACTGCCTAAGCATACGTGTAGTTGCTGTGGCAAGGAAAAGCCGGTGACTGAGTTCTATACTCAGAGCATAACTGGGCTGCCTACAAATCAGTGTAAAGAGTGCATCAATATCAAAAGAGCATGCCAGAGGAGCAGACGCAAGGTTAGTAAATTTGCTGCAAAAGAGCGCCAGCGTCAGTGTGAGGATGTTACATATACAGTAGCTGACTGGCAGGCTACTATGCTACATTTTGGTGGGCGATGTGCATATTGTGGTAAGCCGCAGGGGCGTGCCAAAGCTGACCAGCTGGATAAAGACCACGTGATTGCGTGTAGCAAGGGAGGCAAAACCGAGAGGCACAATATCATCCCTGCATGTAGAAAGTGCAATCGTGGTAGAGGCAATAAGGACTGGAGAGAATGGTTCCGGGCGCAGGACTTTTACTCAGTAGAGCAGGAAAAGCTCATTGATAGCTGGATTGCTGACTTGGACTATAACGTATAATTTTAGGAGGAAGAGTTATGAACCAATACAATAAATCGGCTGGAATTGATATAGTCATTCCGTACTACAACCATTCAAGTGTGATCAGTAGAGCTCTTGGCTCAATAGCTATGCAGACAATTGCTAAGGACATTTACGTCACTATAGTAGATGATGCATCGGACCAGGCAGACAGGAGCAGACTTGATGTTATCGTACAGGCATTCAAGATGTCTGGCATTGCTGACATTAAAGTGGTAAGAGTCGATGAAAACATGGGCCCTGGTCATGCACGTGCAGTAGGTCAGCAGAACTGCAATCATGAGTTTATTACATTCATGGATGCTGATGATACATGGGCTTCGGCGTACTCTATTGAGTTCCTACATGATGGCTTTGTGCATAACAGACAGCTTGATGCCATATTCGGTACATTCCTTGAGGAGACTGAAAACCCGCAGGCTAAGTTTGTGGCTCACCAGCACGACGCAACCTGGATGTTCGGTAAGATGTATCGCAGAGCATTCTTGGACAACTTCAGCATACTAATGAGTGACAGTAGATCCAATGAGGACATGGCATTCAATCAGCTTGTAATGGCTTGTACGGATGCTGTTGGCTTCTTTGACCACCCTGTGTACTACTGGATGGTTAATAAAGAGTCCATTACTCGCAAAGCAGATAATGACTACCAGTTCAGAGGCTTACTTGGATATGTAGATGCACATACCTGGGCTGAAGAAGAGCGCAGAAAACGTATGCTGCATACAAGTGAAAAAGGACTGCAGGCTGCAGTGTCTGCACTGTGTATGCTATACATCTATATGATGGAGGTGCTTCAGACACGTCCAGTAGATCAGCAGGAAGAAGCATGGGCGGAAATGACTAAGTACTATAGGACTGCTTTCAGTGATAGAGCAGTGCCGCAGGATATGCTACATGGTATCTATGTGCAGCATCAGCAGCAGCATATGATGCCTGGTGGCATACTCACCAGGGTGGTACCTAAGATGTCAGTAGATGACTTTGTGCGTGAGCTTGATAGACGCAAAGTAGAAGCGGAGTGATAGTATGGATTTGCAGAATTTACAGAGCTTAAATGATGAACAAATTCTGCGGCTACAGCAAGCCTTAACGCCTAAGACAAACAAGTATATTCCAATAACGCCTACACCTAAACAGACTGCAGCGCTGCTGATGAATTCAGTGCGTGAGATGCTGTACGGAGGAGCTGTTGGAGGCGGCAAGTCAGTGTACCAGCTGGCTGCCGCATTACAATATGTGGATGTCCCTGGATATGATGCAATACTCTTTAGAAAGACTTTCGCAGACTTGATGCTTCCTGGTGCATTGATACCAATGAGTCAGCAGTGGCTAGCACCTTTCATAAAGACTGGTGAGGTTAAATGGAGGGATAAAGATAAGCGATATATCTTCGAAGAGAGCGGCGCTACTCTTTCATTCGGATACTTGGATGTTACGAATGATGAGTTAAGATACCAAGGTGCTGAATTCTCATATATTGGCTTCGACGAGGTTACCCACATTGCACCACAATCGTTTGAGTACTTGTTTTCTCGACTACGTAAGCCTAAGAGTGTTAATGTACCGCTCAGAATAAGAGCTACAGCTAACCCTGGCGGTGTCTACGGAGACTACTATTATCAGAGATATTTCGTAGATAATAAGAATGAGGATGGCACTTTGAAGCGCATATTCTTACCAGCAGGCCTTCGCGATAATCCATATCTGGATAGCGAAGAGTATATGCAGACTCTAAAAGAGTTGCCGCCTATCCTACAGGAGCAGCTCATCAACGGAAACTGGGAAGTACGCGAGACGGGTGACATTTTCAACAAAATGTGGCTTATAGTAGTTGATGCACACAACATACCAAAGAATGCTAAGCGCGTTAGGTTCTGGGACTTTGCTTCAATTGACCCTAAATATAGGAAAAAGAACACAAATACAAAAGAACCAGACTGGACAGTAGGTTTTAAGATGGCATATTATCAAGGTATCTACTACATTGAGGACATTGTAGCTTGTCAGAAAACACCAAATGAGGTTGAAAAACTCATGCAACAAATGGCTGCGGCTGATGGTCATGCATGTGCAATAAGGTTCGAGCAAGAAGGTGGTTCTTCAGGTGAGGCTAATGCGCTTCGTCTATGCCGTGAAGTGCTTCCGGGATATGACATTGCTGGTGTAAAGCCAGTAGTTTCTAAGATAGAGCGTGCTCGACCGGTAGCTGCTGCAATGCAAATGGGCTCAGTTATGATAGTTAAAAACTGCCGTGAAATGCTGAGACTCTATAATCAGCTAGACTCTTTCCCTTTAGGCGCACATGATGACGTTATTGATGCGATGGATGGTGCTTTTGCGTATTTTACACCGGCAGAAGGACGTATAGTAGCTCCAACTTCGCTACGTAGACATGCTGTGAGCCGACACAGATTTAGTATGGGCCAGTCCATCTGGCGCAGATAGGAGGTTTTATGGGCATTTTTCGTAAAAAGGCACATTCAGGAGAAGTGTCAGTAGAAAAAGCTCAGGCACCGAAGCCTAAAATGAAGGCTAAAGGTGTTCCTGGACTAAGATTTTCGTCCGGATATATTGAAGAAGAGTTTATTCGTGACCTTCGCTGGCCAAGAGCTGGTAAAATATATCAGGAAATGAGTTCAAATGATCCAGTAGTAGGTGGTTGTATCTATTTAATAGAGACCATGATACGAAAAGTCGAGTGGAAAGTAGATGAAAATGGTGCTGGACAGGAAGCAGCTGACTTTTTAAAGTCTTGCATGGATGATATGCAGGAGCAAAGCTGGGATGATTTCATATCTGAGGTGCTCAGTGAGCTAATTTATGGCTTCTCACTGCATGAAATTGTCTACAAAATACGCCGAGGACCTATGGAGCGTGACCTGAAGTTCAGATCTAAGTACACAGACGGCAAAATTGGTTGGATGGAGCTTCCAAGAGTAGCTCAGAGCTCACTTTATGAGTGGGAATTCAATGACCAGGGCCGTCCTGAGACGTTTATTCAGGATGCGCAGGGCCTGGCAGGAGGAGATAAGGGCTATATTGAGATACCTATTTATGGCAATTTGCTGTTTAGGACCAAATCTGACAAAAATAACCCTGAGGGCTTCTCATTATTGCGTAGAGCATACCGTCCATGGTACTTTAAAAAGAACCTGGAAGAGATTGAAGGCATAGGCGTTGAGCGTGCTCTTGCTGGTATACCTGTAATGCAGCCAAAAGAAGGTGTTCCACTATTTGATCCAGACAATGAGGAGATGGTAGAACTCCTGGATTGGGCTATGGATGTAGTAACCGGCCTTAGACAGGATAAAACGCATGGTTTAGTAATTCCTGAAGGCTGGGATTTACATCTACTCAAAGGTGAAAATGCATCTAATATCAAAGTAAATGAAATCATTCAACGTTATGATACCAGAATTGCTATTAGCATGCTCGCAGACCTTATTTTGCTAGGTAATGACCGTACGGGTAGTTTTGCTATGGCTGAAACTAAACAGGATATGTTCTTGTATTCACTGGAGACAATTGTTAAGTCAATCTGCAATACATTGAATACACAGGCTGTTCCTAAACTGTTTGCAGTAAATGGCATGCCTATGGAGAACCTACCGTTAATCACTGCTGACAGAATTAAGGATGCTACAGTTTCTGAGCTTTCTATGCTGCTTAGATCACTCAATATAGATGTGACTAAGTCTGAGGACCTGTTCAGGTTCCTTATGAGATCAGTAGGTGGCCCACAGATCAATAACGTTGCTGATCTAAAGCCTGATGAAGCTACAAATGTTCCAGGAACTAAAACTAGCGGAACGTTTGACTCACAGCTTGAAGATCCAATAGATAATCAGTTTAAGTAAGGAGAGTAGTTATGCAGAAGATACATTTCCATAAAAGCGAAAATGGTAAGCTTGTTACGCTGCGTAAAGGCATATTTAATGATCCTATTAAGGACGGCATTAAGTTTGTGTTTGCTAAATCACAGATGCAGCCAACACAGCCTGAGCTGCCTATTGATGACCCTGTTCTTCGTAACATGATGAATGCAAAGGCAGCTAAAGCCGGTAATTCTAACCTGGTGTTTGGATGGGCCAATGTCACGGTAAATGAAGATGGCTCACTACCTGAAGACTATCAGGGAGATGCAATTCCTACAGAAGTTCTCGAAGCTGCTGCATATACCTTTGCGCTTACAAAAGGATACTGCAATGAAGAGCACCACTGGAATACAGATTGCGGGTATCTAATAGAATGCATGATGTTTACTAAGGAAAAGCGAATGGCTCTTGGCATTCCGGACGATATGGTGCCTGATGGCCTATGGGTAGGTTTCTATATTCCTGATGATGAAATCTACGCTAAAGTGCAGTCTGGTGAATATTCTATGTTCTCTATTGAAGGCTACGGCAGACGTATTGCATGTGATGGTGAAATGTATAGCGAAGTCTAAAATTACCGGATAGTTCGCCAGATATGTTACGTATTATAAAATGAAAGGACGTGATGACTATGCCAAATGCTTTCACGCCCCTCTTCACACTTGTAGATATGAACCTCGAGGCAGTTGCACTCTGTAGTCAGGGTGCAAACTCTCGAGCAAATATTTTACTAACAAAATCTATGAAGGAGGGAAACTCTAAAATGGGAATTAACGAAATTCTCGCTGGACTTTCTGAAGAGGCACAGGCTACTCTTACAAAGCACATTGAAGAGACAGCTACAGCCAAAGCAACAAAGGCTGTTGAAGATGCAGTAGCTCCGTTGAATACAAAGATCGCTGAGCTCGAAGCTACAAATAAAAGCCTTACAGAAAATGCAGCAAAGGCAACACAGCCTACTGAGCCTGAGGACTTTACAAAGTCACTTCCTGAGCCTGCTCGTAAGCAGTTTGAGGAAATGCAGAAGTCACTTGCAGCTCTTCAGGCAGAGAGAGCTGAGGCTCTTGCAAAGTCAAGATTTGAGGTAGTTAAGGCTATTCCTTGTGATAGTGATAAGCTTAAGTCAATTCTTAAGAATGTAGATCCTGATGTATTCGAAGTACTTACAAAGGCAGCTACAGCTATCGAGGAAGGTATCGGCAAGTCCACTGCTGCTGCAGGTGAGGGCAAGCTTGACAAGTCTACTGATGACTACTACAAGGAACTTGAGACCATCGCAGATGGCATCTCAAAGTCTGAGGGCGTTTCACTTGCAAAGGCATTCACACTCGCATGTGAGCGTAATGCTGATCTGTATGCTAAGTACGCCAACAGTCAGGCATAATTGTAAGAAAGGAGAATAATAACAATGGCTGGAAATGCACAGGCAACAAACGATGTTGCTTTCGAACTACCTAGGGATCGCTTTGCATGGTACACTGGTGCTGTGCTAAATAAGTATGAGCCTGCAGTGCTCGATGAAGACGGCAATCTTGTTCCTGCTACTAATACCACTCTTACAAACTTTGCTCAGTTTATGGGCATATGCCAGTATCCTGCTGAGAAGGCTGGTAACATGGCTACAGTAGTTAAGGGCGCTTTTCCTGTAGTAGCTAAAGGGGCTATCGCAGCAGGAAGTCTCGTTGAGGTTACTGATGATACAATAACTGTTAATGACATTGAGTATCACGTAGTATGTGAAAGTTCTGGTGGGATGGATTTCGTGAATGTTATTGGTACTGCACTAACTGCAGCTACTACAGCAGGCGATCTACTCACCATAGCTATTAAGTAATGGAAGGAGGAAATACGTATGCCACAGATGGCTAATGCCGGTCATATAGACCGTGCACTGACTAACTTCTCAGTAGCTTATCAGCAGGGTGCTGATGCATTCATTGCAGATAAGATTTTCCCTATCATTCCTGTTCAGAAGCAGTCAGATATTTATTTTTCATATTCAAAGAAAGATGCCTTCAGAGATGAGGTAAAAGAACGCGGCCAGGGTGCTGAGTCTGCAGGTTTCAACTGGGATGTAAAGACAGAGCAGCCTTACTACTGCCGTAAGTATGCACTGCACTACGACATCACTCAGGAAGAGCGTGTAAACTATGATCAGCCTATCAACGTTGAGAGAGATACAGTAGATTACCTTACTGAAAAGATGCTCCTCAACAGAGAGCTCAGATTTGCAAATACATATTTCAAGTCTGGCGTTTGGGGTAAAGACCTCGTCGGCGGCACAAATATCGGAAAGTTCTCAGATCAGTCTGCATCACCTGTAGAGACGATCAACAATATCATGCTTCAGATGGCAGGCAATACAGGTAAGAAGCCCAACTTCGCTGTTATGTCTCCTGATGTTCTTTATGCTCTGAAGAACCATGAAGAGATCATGGATCGTATCAAGTATACACAGAAGGGTATCATCACTCTTGATCTTATCGCAGAGCTCTTCGAACTTGATAAGATCTATGTTCCGTGGGGTGTTATCAATCCTGATACAAAGCAGGCAAACTTCAATGACAGTGCTCCCGACAATGTAGATTTCATCTACAAGGGAAGCATGCTGCTCGGCTACAGAACACCGTCACCGAGACTCAAGTCGCCTTCGGCAGGTTACATCTTTGCTTGGACCGGTCTTGAGGGCTCTTCAGCATATGGCTCACGTATCGTTCGTATGCCTATGGATATGCTCGGTCTTGGCACAGAGCGTATCGAAGCTGAGATGGCTTATGACATGAAGGTCATCTGCCCTGATATGGGTGTATTCCTCAGCAACCTTGTGTAAGTAAGGAGCTGATTAAATGAAATATCTTGTGCTCAAGCCGCTAAAGATATTTGGTGAGCGATACGAGCGCGGGGACATTATCGAAGATGCACAGGTGCGTTGCGCACGTATCCTTATTGGAGAGCGCAAGATAACACCTGTGCTAAACGACGTCTCCTCTTCTATAAGTCCTGCTGATACGGACACAACAGTAGAGCCTGAGGAAGCTGCAACAGTAGCTCCCGAGAATACTGAAGTGTCTGATGATCAGCAGGAAGTAAAAGAAGTTAAAAAACCTGTTCGCTTATCTTTTGCAAAGGAGGGATAACATGTCGTGGTCATACTCCGGCGATCCTACAACATCACCTCTTGATGCATTCCGCTTTAAGCTAAAAGACACAATCGAGTCTGATCCTATCCTCTCTAACGAGGAGATAAACTTTATACTAGAAGAGTATAAAAGTGAAAATGCACAGCTAGCAATCGGTTTTAGGCAGTGTGCAGCATCGTTTGCAAGAAAGCCTATAAAGCGTAGCCTAGGTCCTCAGGCTGAGGACAATTCTAAGCGCTTAAAGTTCTATGAGGATATGGCCCAAAAGTATGAAGACATGCTAATCTATTCTGGAAAGCCTCGTGACCCAAGATACCAGCATGATGTGGTATTTGAAAAAGGCATGATGGAGGGATCGTAATGTACGCTTCTTTAAAAGAGTGGGTACGGTTCCCGTTTACCTTCCGTAGAATTCAAGGCAAGACAGCATCAGGTGATAAAAAGTATTCAGAGCCTACTGAAGCATTATGCTACCGTGTAGACGAAACCGAGGTTATCACAGATAAACGCGGCGACGAATACGTGAGTAGATCTAGACTTTATGTAGATGCCACAACTGAAATAACAGTAGATGATTTCGTAACGCTCACCACTTTAGGTGACAACATTATCGATAAAGAGGTTCGTAAAATCGGAGCTTTTTATGATGGTAATGAAGGCGAAAAAAGTATAAGCGTGGTGTATTTATAATGGCTAAGAAAAAGAAGCAAGCAGTACGCTTTGAAACTAATCAAGAACGTGTTATACGCGAGCTTAATCAATTAGGTTATGACTTAGGCATGGCTGCTGAACATGCAGTAGAAGAGTACAGGCATCTACCCGATGATATAGTGTCATTCGATGAAACTGAGTCACTTTCATATTTCCGTAAGGGCGAAGTTGTGATTTCTTTAACTGGTCAAGATCTTCTTGAAAGAGATGAGATTGAACATAATCTGGCATTGTTTGCACAAGCACTTCAAACTGACGTTCATACATGTATCTTGGAGGTGCTAAATGAACATCTTGGATGAGATAACTACGTATGTAGCAGCTAAGCTTAATTTAGAGCCTGGCGAAAATATCTTCTACAACTCATTGCCTGATGAGCCAGACGATGCGTTGTTAATACAGTTGCTTCCGCGATCTCTTCCTACACCCTCTCCCATCGATGCTGAATGCTATGTCATTGAGGTAAGCTCTAGAAGCATGTCCAATGATGTAGCATATCAGCAAGCAGAGAGTGCCTACAGATGGCTGTATACTGATAAAGAAGATACTGCTGATGCAGACGGAATTGTCAATATCAGTGAAAATTTATCAGTAGCAACTTTAATGCTCAATACTCCAGCCTGGAAACAGACTGATAACAATGGTAGGAAGTACTTCACATTCAGAGTGCGAGTATTTTCACATAGAATTATTTAATAAAGGAGGAAAATCTAACATGGGAAAAAGTGTTGCAATAGGTCTAACTAACCTACACTATGCAATTCTTACAGAGGATCGTGCACCTAGGACAAATGGTGCTAATGATGCTGGTGCAGTTGCATACGAGGCTCCTGTGAGACTACCTGGTGCTATCACCGCTAACTTCTCACCTAATGCTTCTAACGATACACTGTTCGCTGATGACGGTCCTTATGATACAGCTTCTACACTCGGTGCTATGTCACTTGAGCTCAATGTTGCTGATATCCCGCCTGCTCACAGAGCCACACTTCTTGGTGCAACTTATGACAGCTCTACAGGTCTCGTAAAGGACTCTTCAAACGACATCCCGCCTTATGTTGCTGTTGGATGCTCTGTAAAGAAGTCCAACGGTGCTGATCGTCTTATCTGGTACCTCAAGGGCAAGTTCTCTGCACCTGATGACAACAACCAGACAAAGTCTGACTCTATCAACTGGAACACGCCTACAATCACAGGTAACTTCCTCAAGAGAGACTTCGACGATAACTGGCGCTTCTCAGTTGATACTGATGACGAAGGTTACACTGGCAGTAAGACTGACTTCAGCAACTGGTTTGCTGCAAGTACTCTTCAGGCTGGTGACTACTCCGGCGGTGGCGGCAGCTCCGGCGGTGGCGGCAGCTCCGGCGGTGGCATCAGCACCCTTACTGTTACAGTAGCTCCTACAACAGCTACAGTAGCTCCCGGGGGAACACAGCAGCTCACAGCTACAGCTTCTGATGCTACAGCAACAATTACTTATGCATCTGACTATGGCAAGGTTACAGTATCTAATGCTGGTCTCGTAACAGTTGCTGCTGATGCTACAGGCACAGCTACAATCACTGTTACAGCTACCAAGGGCAGTGACACAGCAACTGCAACTTGTGTGATCACATGTCTGTAATGTTTCTTTATTCAGGCATAATAACTGAAAATCCGAGTGCGTAGAATTCTACGCACTCCATCTTATAGAGGAGAGACTAATATGGAAAATAAAGTTGAAAATAGCTCGTCACTTTTCAAACACGAACCTGTTACAATCGAGCTTGGTGGCAACACTTACGAGATTGTATTTGACATGAATGCTTTTTGTGAGCTTGAGAAGATCTATAAGTCAGTAGGAAATGTACTTAAAAAGGTTCTTGGCTCAGGTCGTAAAGAGCATAAAGTATTCTACAAGGATGCACTTATCGAAGCTGCTGATGTAGCAGTAGATGGTCAGAGCCTTGCATTATTACTTACACAGCTGGACAGGCAGAACGACGAAGAGTCTGCAACAACTGTTACTGATACATTGAATATTCTGTATTGTGGCATCATGCGCGACATTGCAATCTACAATGAGCATGATGAGATTACAGGATATAAGGTATCAAAAACTGCAATCGGTAGATGTATAGATCTAAAGAAGATTGCAGAATGCAACCTAAAGATCGCGACTGTAATTATGCGTGATCTATTACCAACTGAAGCTGAAGCAAAAAACGAAGCGGGGGCCACGGAAGCTCAGGAGGAGCAGGCTTAAACAAGACTGACGAACCTTATGATTGGGCTAGGCTATTCTACATTGGTACAGTCGTATTACACATGACTCCAAAGCAATTTTGGAGAACCCGTCCGAAGCAAATGAACTTACTCACGCAAGTCCATAGCGAGTTTGTGAACCCACACAGTGCTGAGAATAAGACTGTACAATATGTCGATCAGGCCCCCTTCTTGATATAGTGATAAATAGCTTGTAGGCGGCCTCCTACGAGCTATTTTTATTATATAATAAAGGAGTGATTATATGTCGTTACTTGAGAACGTTACGCTACATATGGAACTAGACAATAGTGACTTTAAACGTGAATTTAAAG